TCAGCCGCCTCGATCAGAGCCGCTGCCGTTTCGCGGGCGGCAGAGATCTGCTCTTCCCGGGTTCGGTTGGCATTCTCGAGTTCGGCCCGGGCCTGTTCTTCAGCGCGCCGCCGGGCAGCTTCGTCCTCTTTCTGCTGGGCTTCGAAAGTGGCATTCAACCGCTCCTTGCCGAGCGCGTCGATCTGCTCCTTGGCCTTTGCAAGCGCCAGTTGGTTTTCAAGAACGCGCAGCTGCTCCCGTTCGGCCGCGGTCCCTTCTGTGATGGTGCGCGCCTTCAGGTTATTGAGCTCGATCTGCTTGTCCATGGCAGCGACGATTTCCTGCTCCGGAGCCAGCTGGGCATCGGCCGCATGCGCCGCCTCGATCTGTGACCGCGCGATCTGTTCAGGAAGATTGTCAGAGGTTCCCTTGGATCCACCGCCCTTTTCCCCGGTGAGCTTTTCGTGAACCTGCTGCGCATCCCGGAGACGCATCTGTTCTTGGATCGCGGCCGTTTCCCTCTGGGTGTCAGCAATCAGGATTTCGGTCGCTGAGACCTCGTTCGCAAGCTCGCCCGGAAAGATGCCCATGGTCTGCTGGGCGTGCAGGTCGTTTAGCTTTTTTTGTTCCGTGGCGGTGAAACTTTTCGCCTCGGCCAGCTGCTGCTCGAGCGAGACCGCCTTCTCCATCCAAAGCGCGTGCTGCTCGAGGTCGATCTGCTCCTGGCGCGTGCCGGTCGTCTGTGTGAGGCGCTGCAGCGTCGACCCGGCCAGCGACTGCATCTTTAGGAGCGCCTCTTCTTTATCGATCAGGCCCTGCAGCTTCGCATTCATTTTGTCGGCTTCGACCAGGGCATCGTCGATGGCCTCTTTGATGGCATTGGGGTTGGGTTTGTGCTCGAGCTTCGCGTTCGCGGCCTCGATTTTGTCAGCCTCGAGGGACGTCTCGTCGATCAGCGACCGATAGGAGGAGTCGAGCCCGGCGAGTTTCTGCTGGAACTCCCGCGCGCCCTCGCCGCCCAGATCGAATGCCTTGTAGATAGCCTCGCCCAGGTCGTAGAGCAGAAACACACCGGCAGCAAAGATTGCCACCGGGACCATGGCGGCGAGGATCGGGCCTAGCACCGAGGAGCCCGCAGCCAGCTTTGCCAGGCCCATCTCCATCATGTGAGCGGAGCCGGTCATGGCCCCCATGCTCACCTTGGCAGCGCCCATCGCCTCGGAGTGGCTATACGTTGCCGAGGTATCAACGCGCTGCGCGGCGGCGTTAGTCAACGTTGCGGCTGTGTTGGCTTCCTGGCTGGCGGTGAGCTGCTGGACCGCGGCCGTAGCCATCGTGCTCGCTTCGGCATATTGCTGGATGATGGCCGCGGCGGCCGTCGATCCGCCCTCGGCTGCAGCGCCCAACTGAACCTGCGCCTCAGTGAGCGCCTTTGTCGCGGCCGTGGCCTTGGCCTGAGCGGCGGCGATCTGGTCAGCGGAGGACTCGATCGCAGCGGTGGCCTGGCTAACTGCAGGCCCAACCCCACTCGCATCAGCCGTGATAGTTACCCGGAGTTCGTCCGCCATTCCCGCTCCATATCCGCGATCATTTTCAACTGATCAGGCGTGCGCAGGAACGCCGGCATGTCGGCCAGCTTCCGGACGTTCCTGCGCGGCGGCATCTTCGAAAGCGCCTCGGAATTCATCCTAGCAGCCTCGCGGAAAGACGGCTTCACGGATCGACCGTCTCGGCCAGGGGCCTTGTAGTGCAGGTAGGCAGCGACCAGAATGTCGGCCGGTGGGTGGGCGGCCATAAAGGAATCGAGCATCCAGAAATCAGAGAGCAGGAGCCGGCGCGCCTGGTCGGGCGGAATGCCGTGCCAACGCGCAAGCGACCCAAAGATGTACTCGATATCTACTCGGCCGCCGCGACCGCCGGTGCTGCCGGCGCCGGTGCGTTTTTTTCCAGAACCCTCTTAAAGCCGTTGACCTCATTCGCGGCGTCCAGGAGCAACTGAAAGGGAGCCGGACCGCCCTCGGGGTCGAAGGCGTGCACTGAACGGACCCAGGCCTCGGTGCCGCGCTCCTGGTCACCAGAGGCCAGGATGGATGCGGCGATCATGGCGATGTTAAACTTCCGCCCCGTTTTGCCGCTCAGATCAACTGTTTCGAGGTCGCCGACCGTGATGGTGGCGAGAATGACTTCCTGACCTTCGATGAGAACCGGCTTCTTCATGTGACCTGCTTTCAGAGAGCTGCGCGGGCCCGCCCTCCGTCACGAACCCAGACCTTAGATCCGCGCCGGTTCCCCGCTCGCCCGCGCCAACGGTCCCATAATACCGAAGTTGGTGTGGAAAGCAAAGAAGGATGCCGGCCCGGATCGCCTGCAGGGTCGCCGGGCCGGACTTTTGGGGAAGGCTAGAAGGCCTGGTAGCTGACGAAGGGTACACCGTTGGGACCGGCAAAGCCCTCGTAGTCGGTCGTGTACATGGTGTAGTCCTCGAGCTTCGTGGCGATGTCGATCTTTCCCAGGCGCACGTTCGGCAGGTAGAAACCGAGGCCGCCGCCCTCGTAGGGAAAGACCAGGTTCAAAGCGATGATCGGGCCGTAGCCCATGGGGTGGTTGCCGGCCGAGAGCGTGGTCCCGGCGGCGGGCGATGGCGTCCAGGAGTAGTTGATGAACACTGCGGCGCTGGCGTCGGCCGGCGCGAAGCTATAGTTTCCCGCGACTCCGATGGCGTATTGACCCTGTGCCGGCAAGCCTTCATCGGTCCACACAGCCGTGCCGTCGGTCACGGTGCCGCCGATATCGCTGAACGTGGGCAAAGTGGACCCCGAGGTACCGGCGGTGGTCACCTTCTGGATGTGGCCGGCCGCATCGATGTAGAGAGCCCCGAGCGCATAGGGCGTGGTAGCTGTCCAGGCGCCGCCCGAACTGACCCGAGTCAGCGAGATCCCGCTGTTCTGGTAGGTCACGCCGTAATCGACGAGGGGCGTTTTCGCCGAGTTGGTGACGGTGGCCACAAAAGGCGTCGTGGCAGGCACGGTGTGCGACTCGCCCGGATAGGTGGTCGTCGCCACATCGGCGGCCGTTGTCGCGTCGCCAAAAAACAACTGGCTCATCAACAGATTCGAGATCTGCGCGAACTCGAACGATCCCTTGATTGATCGCTTCCCAATGGCGGTGTCGACAGCCCACTGGTCGATGCCGTAGAGCGACTTGATGTCGGCGCCCAGCGTGAGCTTGATGTTCTGAAGAACGCCGAGCGCCACGGGCGTCGGATTGGGGGCCGGGTTTCCCGAGGTGGACTGAGGGGCTGCAAGAGCGACGCCAGAACCAAACATCAAACCAGGAAGCTGCATGATCTAACTCCTTGGCCGGCGAATTTGGCGCTGGGAGGCGCGCTGGGATCATTCTACTTCGTGCCTAAATCGACACCTTGTTCTGAATCGCCGCCGGCATGCCAGAGAGCACGACCCGGGCGGTCTGAAGGCCTAACAGATAGCCGGCCGCGACTTCCTCAGTTGCCTGCGCGCCAATAGCCGTATGCAGTTCTTTGAGTTGGTCGGCGCGATCCGCATCGACGAGAGTTTTCACTTGGTCGAGAGCGGTTTCGATGAACATCGCCGCCGGTATGAGCATTTGCACTCCGCTGAAATTATTGCCCGCTTAGAACCGAAATCGGAAAAACCAGGGCGCTCCGGTTGTTCTGCAGACCCTCGTTTTTAAGTATGCGGCCCTTCACTCTTGCATGATACACAACGCCGCCGAGCGTCTGTTTTTGGCCGCCCAGCAGCGGGATGACGGTGACTCCGTCCGCTTTCAAAGTCTGCTGCTGCATCTGGTAGAGCACGGCGTCGCGCAAGCCGTTAAGCTGAGTCGAGGCGATCGCGTCCTGGCCGCCGGTGATTTCAGCCAGTACGATCGCCGCGGCGTGAAGTTCATATTTCGGCAGCGCGATCGCGTTTTCGACAACCTCCTCATCGCCCTCCATCATCCACAACCCAGGTAGGATCGCCGGCGTGATGGCGTCACGCTGGGGCATGCGCCGGCCAGTGGCGGTGGGGTTCTGAAAAACCGGCCCGCCCGAAGGGACGCCACCCACCAGCAACTGCGTTTGCGAGAGCAGGTTATACAGGTTTTGGAAGATGGTCTCGGTCGCCGTCATCATCGGATGTCCTCCACCAGAGTAATCTCAACGCTGGTGTGCTGCTGGCCGTTGCGCCGTTCAACGTCGCGAGTGAACCAAACGGCCGCGACCGTTTCCACCCGCTCTAGATCTTCAGCCAGCGCGCGCAAGCGAGCTGCGAGGGCAATCGCGACTTCCGCCACCTGAACCCCGTTCTGTGTAGAGATTCTCATTCTGCCAGGACCCCCGCAAGCGCATCCGAAATCTGAAAGCGAACGGTCTCCCGCACCTGGTCGAGCGACGTACGCATATACCGGAACTCCCGCGACGGTGGATGGGTGACCCGCTTCGCGAAAACCATGCCGCCACCTTCGCCAATCCAAGCCAGCGACCGCGGCAGGCGCCCCTCGGCCAGCGCGATCGATTCCTCGGCAGAGTGCATCGATTCCTTGCCGAACTCGCCGCTCGGACCCAGAAACTCGGCGAAACGATCCATGAGAGGCACTATCTCATAGGCGTGCGTGCCTCCGAACTCGAGGACCATGCCCACCAGATGTTCGAAGGAACCATCGTCCGGGATCTCGCACCAGACCGAGGCCACCGGCCCATCCGTGGCCACGGGGGAGAGCACAACGGAAGAGGAGAGAAGCCCGGTGCGTGCCTGGATGATGCCCCCGGTCATGTTGTACATGATCGCTTCGTAAAGCGACTCCCCGGCCAGCCCCATGGCTTCAGCGATTGCCTCCATCAGCCGGTCACCCTTAGCGGCGAGGGCCTCAGCAACTTCATCGCTGTTGATTGTGTAACGAAGAATCATGGCAAAAAGCGCATTTTATAGCGCTCGATGGTCATGGCGGTACCGATTTCCACCTCGAGCGCTGAATAAGCCGTGGTTCCGATCCCGGGCTGCACCTGAGAACTCTGGCCGATCCAAGCCCGCTTCCGGTACATCTGGGCCACCAGCCGCGCGCAAGCCTCCTGGAGGTCGAAGGGTGGCGCGCCGTAGGCATAAGCCAGCAGCACAGAGGAGCCCGCCTGGGCGGCGTTGAAGGTGTAGACCCCTGCGGGCAACACGCCGGGCTGCGGGGGCTGGTACTGCCCTGGGGCGGGCGCAGAGGCCCCGCTAGAGATCAGAGGCGTCCCGTTTGCCAGCAGCACGCCGGCATCTTTCCAAAACGTCGCCGCGTTGGTGGCAGCTACGGCGTAAGGACCCGGGCCTGCTGGCACGCTCTGCGCCTCGGCAGGCACGTCGATGGTGTAGCCGGCGGTGTAGGACACCGCGACGTTCTGGATGCCCTCAACAAACCTGAAGGGCGAAGAGCCAAGGGGCGGCGCGTTGCCGTAGGATCCCCAGCCACCAGGCCGAACGCCCCAGCGTTCTTCCGGATAGCCGCTCCACCCGGAGCCATTCGAGACCAGGGCGATGTTGCAGATCGAACCCTCGGTGTCGATCACGTAGCCGGACTGCAGGTAGTCGGGACTCGCCGGGATGATAATCCCGTTCACGGCGAGCGAAGCGACGGCCAGGATCGGGTAGTTTCGGACCGCGAGCTCATTCGCGCCGTTGCCGTTGTAGCGCTCAGAATAAGAGCGCACACCGGAGAGGAACCCGCGGCCGGTGCGAGTGAGGATGTTCTGAGAATAGGCGGTGATTTCAGACTGGATGAGCGCCGCATCCGCCGTCGAAGCCTGGGCCAATATGGCATTTACGGCGCTTACGGTGGTCAGATCGATGACGGTCGCGCCCATTGCTCACCTGATAAAAGGGTGGCCTGGGGTCTCCCAACCCCAGGCCTGGATTTGCGCCGCGCCGGTGGCGACACTCCTCCGCTCGTTAGAACACGTTGGTGGCGCCGAACTTCCCGAGTCCGGTGATAAACGCGATGAGGTTGGGCGTTTTGACCGCCAGGACCTCCTCGGAAAAGACGCCGAAGGGATACTTGCGGCTGGTCTGCGCGAACTCGATGCCGTATGTGTCGCGCCGCACAAAGACGCCGCGCGTTTCGCCCAGCCGGGAGTTCGCGTAGGTTTCCTGGAGCTTGTCGACGTCGAAAAGGATCGTCCCAGCAGGCAGGTACGGATGCTGAATCACGTCGACAAACTGGCCGCCGGGCAATCCGAAGATGTTGTGGTACTGCGCCACCCGGCCGTTGACCGCGATCCCGGATCCGTCGGTGTTCGGGCCGCCGTTCGGGAAGAAATAGTTCACCGCGGTTGAACTCGAAGAGCCGACCATGAACGCCGACCGGAAAGCAGGCACCTGGTCAGACGACAGGTAGATCTTCGTCGGGCCGGTGAGGGCCGCCTGCTGGATCTGGAAGAGGACGGTGTCGATCTCGGTGATCGATCCCACCAGGCCGCCGTTCGTGAGTCCGGCGCCGTGATTGTCCCAGCCGTTCGTGCCGAGCGCCGTGCCCCAGGAATTCAGGGTGAACGTGGGCACCGGGAGCCCGGTCATGTACGCCGAGTTCGAGGCGATGCTGAGCAGGCCGTCCATGTCGAGCGCGTTGGTCGATAGGTCAGTCGCGAAGCCAGCGTAGCCACCGGAACCGGCATAGGCCGCGGTCTGTGTGCCCTGGGCCTGGCCCGTGTACACGAAATACGACTGCCCGATGGTGATGCCCGTGAGCTTCGCCGAGGCCGCCGCCGGCGTAAAGCTGCTCGAGGCGTTGACTTCCACGAACCACGCATAGCCCCAGGCACCCGCCTTCGGGGTCGCGTAGAAGAGAACATTCTTGAGCGGACTGGTCGTGGGGCCCGCGACGTTTGAGACCAGCGAAATGATCGCCGTGCCGCCGTTGATGACGTCCGAGGAGCCGTCCGCGTTGGTCCGCAGGTACTGAGTGGTGATGCCGGCCGAGACCGTGTTGTTCGGATTGATGGCCGCGCGGTAGTTGAGCGCAACGGCGTAGGCGGCGGCATAAGCGCCGGTGGGCAGGTTCGCCGAATTGTTCGAGGCGTTGCTGAGTGCCGTAAGGGCCGCGGTCGGTGTGTTGGTCGTGCCGATCTGCAGCGCGCCGTTCGAGGCCGTGGTTCCGGCGCCGCCCAAGTAGCTGCGCTCCTGCATGCGGATGAAGCGCAAAAGCTGCCACATCTTACCGTCGCCCAGCGAGTCCTCGTAGCCCTCGGAAGCCGAGATCGACTCGTAGGTCACGAAGTCGTCGGTGCCGAGCGTCACGTAAGGCGAGGAGAAATTCAGCAGTGAGAACTGGCCGTTCGCGTTCGTGTTGCCCTCGGAGACACCCGGGAACTGCTGGGAAGCATCGATCGCAACTACCGCCTTCCACTGCGGCTGCACGCCGTAGCCGGCGTTTACCTTGTCCCACCGCGGCGTGGTGTTCCGGATGTGCGAGAAGATCGGGTCCAGCATGTACGCCGGCGCCCGGAGATCGATGAAGTTCAAGCCCAGGCCCGTGGTGATGCCCGTGGTCGTCGACTCCTTGACCAGCGATTTTCCGTGCATCTTCACGAACCGGCGCCAGGCGTCCGCGCCGTTTTCCGAGACCAGGCGCTCGATGCGCCCCATGTCGGTCTTTGAGACCAGTTGAGCGAACTGCGCCTGCGAGATGCCATTGTGACCGTCAGTCACCGCCGAAGGGTGCATGGGTGTTCTCCTTTACCGGCGGTCTGAATTCGTCACTCGCGCTGGGAGGGCGCGTCCTGCAAAAACCTTTACTGCGCTGCGATTAGCTCGCCGAAAGCCGCGTCGGCCGTAACCGATTTCGCGACCATGGAAGCGCCCGTCGCCGGGATGTTCTGCGGTGCGGGGGTCGTGGCGATCTTCTTCTCGAGCTCGTCGACCTTGGCGAGGACCGGAGCCAGGGCGGCCGTAACAGCCTTGGTGATCGGATCGGCAGCAGCTGCAGCAGCAGCGGGATCGGCTGCAGCCTTGGCAGCCTTTTCGGCGGCGTCGCCCTCGGGCTCCTCGCCGGCGCAGGCATCCTTGGCGGCCTTCATGCACTTCTCGCAGTGGTCCATCATGGCCTGGTGCGACTTCAGGATCGGATGGTCTTTGGCGAGCTGCCCCTCGAGCTTTTCGTGGAGCGCCTTGTGCATCTCCATGTGCTTCTCCAGATGCTCCTGGATCGACTTCGCTGCCTTCGTGAGACCAGCCTGATCGGTGATTTTCATCGCCTTCGCTCCTTTGCCGCCCGCCGCGGCCATTTCGTCTGCTTCCTCGATCGCCATGGCCTTGAATTGCGCCAGGAGCTCGAGCCATGCCTCGCGCAACCCGTCGGGTACCTTGCTGCCGTCATCCTCGAGGTCGCGCTCGAATTCAGTCTGGAGACAGAGCCAATTTAGGCCCTCAACGATGTCGGCTAACCACCCGACCTCGTACATCCCCTTTTTCAAAGCGATCTTAGCACAGGCCCTGGTGATAGCCGCCTTATCCGCCTCCGACGTCCAGCCCTCGGGGATCAACCGCATGAGCCCCAAAGCCTTCGCCCGGGCGATGATGTGCTTCTTCGCCTTTTCCTTGTCCGCGGCCCGGCCGTAGGCCTGGATCGCGTTTTTGAGGTCCTCTTCGTTCTCGATCGGGAAAGAGCCATCTTCCATGGCCGCGCCGGTCGTGGCCAGGCGTTTACGCTCCTCGTCCGAGAACTCCCGCTTAAACATCAGCGTCAGTTGCGCGACCTGCTTCTCGAGCTTCCCGAGCGCCAGATCCGCGGGGGCCGGAATCACCAGAGGCACGGCTTCAGTCGTGCCGTTCGCCTTCCGCAGTTCCACCGTGCGCCCCTTCATGGTTTCAACCAGGGCCGAGGGCAGGCAGGGGGAATCGACAGCCGAGACTTCGGCCGGATCCGCGATATAGCGCTTGCAGCCGGAGTGCACCGGATCCGGGAGGAGGTCGCCGACGTAAGCGCCGCCCTGCGAGAACCCGATCAGAACTCCCTTTTTGAACTTCTGGATGGCGACGGGTTCAACCACGTTGAAGCCCATGCGAATGGTCTTGTTGGCATCATCGAACTCGATCGTCCGGCCGGCGCCGATCGCGATCAGCTGATGCATCTCCCGCATCGGCATGATCGAGGGCTCCATGCCCTCGACGGCTGAGGTCAACTTAAACATGCTGCTGACCTTGGCCTGATAGTAGGGCTTCGTGCCGGCGTAATCGCAAACCTCGTTCTCGAGATCCGGCTGCTCGGCTGTGACCACTCCAAAGACGTTAAGCGAGCCGTCGCCCTGCTCCTCCATCTTGGTTAGCGGTACAAATTTTTGAAGCTTCATCCCCAAACCTCGCTCACGACGCTCCGGCTGCAGCGACCTCAATCCCGTTCACCGCAATTGTAAGCGCCGCGGCCTCGAGAGCTGCGATTGCCTCACCCTGGGCGGCCAGAACCGCCTCGTCCTCGTGAATGGCCGTGACAATGGCCTGCTGTGTTTCGTAGGGTTCGCTCGGGTTGGACAGCACCAGATTGCCCATTCGTCTGCCTCACTGCGAATACCCCGTAAGCCACCAGTGAGCGCCATCCCAGGCAAAACTGGCGATGCCGCCGACAGCCGCGCCACCAGGGATTGCATAGAGCTGCGGATTGCCGGCATACTCGGCGGCGTTGCCCGTGTTGACATTCAAGGCCGAGCCGCCGGCGTCGGTCGAGATGACCTTGACAGTGATCGTTTTGCCAGGAGCCACGCCGGCGGTGGGCAGCGTGATGCCCTGGGTGCCGTCCATGACGCCCGAATAGAAGATCACGCTGTCGGTGGCGAGCGCCGTGTAGCTTTCTGAAACCGATTCAGGTGACGGCGTGGCCGGCGTAACCGCCGCTAACGTCTGCTCATCCTCGAGGACCGAGGTCACCAGCGCCTGCAGAGTTCCCTCTGGCGAGCTGGGGTTTTGAAGCAGCCTCTGGAGGTTCGTCATCGGATCACCGTCCCCTTACGCGCGAACGAAACCACCGAATGGAGCCGCAACTTTCCGTCGCTTCCGTTTTCGGCCTGCGGACCAGGAGCTGGCTGGGCCAGGGTCATCACAACGGGCGCGCCGACGCGCAGAAACGCCTTTCCACCAGGCGTGATCGCGCCGGCCTGGGTGTAGAGGACCGCGGCGTGATGGTTCACCTCGTCCAGGTAAACGGCCGTCTGAATCGCGGAAAGACGATCACCAGGCTGCTGTGGTTGGGAGTGGGTTTGTAAGTTCACGTTTCGCATCGCCGATGCCATCCTGCTTCGAAGTAAATCCTAGCACGCTCATGAAATGCCTAATTGACGCGCGGTCCTGCGCAAGCGCTTCCGCTGCCGGCCACTGACGCCCCGGGGACGCCGGGCAGCCGCCTCAGCTATGGCCTCGTTACGAATCAGTCTGGCACCCCGGTAGAACGATGCGCGGTCCTTCTCCGCGGCGATCGCCTGCCGGGCGCGCTCCCGGAACTCCGGATCCGTGACCCGGTCGATCAGGTCCTGGGGCATCCCCTCGAGCTGCGCGGGGTCGATTGACCCATCTTCATTGAAAGTGAGCGGTCGTTGATGTTGTTTGTTTTCTTCCGGTTCTGGCACCGGCTGGGTGGGGTCATTCATGTCAACCCCCTTTTTTGACAGGTACGACCGGCATCGGGTGCCGGCGATGGTTCCCGTTGCCGTTGCCGTTACCATTCGCGACCGGCCGCCGCAACTGAAAGGTCAGCAGCGCCTCGACGCGGGCACCGAAGCCAGAGCCCACCTGGTGGGAGCTTTGGCCGATGAGGTCATAGTCCGGAAGCAATCGATCGAGGGTGTCCTCGACATCTTTAATCAGGCAGGTTTCCACAACGTGGGGGGCTTTGGGAGAATCCATCATTCCTCTCCGGCGAGTTTTGTAACAGTCAGCCAGCAACGGCAAAACAGGTGCGCCCCAGGCGCATAGATCATCGGCGCGAACTCGTAACCCACCGGCACGGGGCCGAGTGCGCTAAAGCTGGCGCAGAGCGGACAGCAGCCCAGGTCCATGACCGTCCACTGGTACTCGAGGATTTTGCCCGAGGCGGCCCAGGAGTCGACGTGGCCGAGGACCTGCTGCCGGCTGATCTCGTTGTCGGCGATGAGTTCGCCATGGTCGGGCGTCCAGACAACGCTGGCCTGGAGCACCGCCTCGAGCTGCTCGGGTGTCCAGTCCTCAGCGATTGCCTGCTTGATGGCGTCCAGGACGGCATTCTTGGCGGTGGTCGAGATCGCCCAGGCGGGAGCTGTGGCCTCGGTCAGCGAACCGTCCTCCTCGAGGTCGTAGCCAACCATCTGCGCAGCGCGCTGGTCGGCCGCCCGTTTCGCCTTCGGCATCGCTTCGGCGAGGGTGCCAGGAAGCGATGCCGCAAGGTTAGCCGCGGCCTGGTAGGCACCCGCGTGAACGCCTTCTTCCGCCGCGATTTCAAAATAGGGCGCCGAGATCCCGTACAACGTTTCGTAATCCCAGCCCAGCAGAGCAATGATCTCGGCCGCGCGTCGATCGCGGTCCTCGGTGCTCTCTTGTTTTAAGAGCGTTCCATGTGGAACTGCTGCCTTATGAACAGCG